GCCTTCTGGGCGGCCGTTAGCTTTTTGTCGCTCTCCTACCGGTTGCCCTACCACCCGCCTCCCTGAGCCCTACCACCCCCTCCGCCATGTTGAACCCGCAAGTGTTCGCACAAACCCGAAGGAGGTTCACATGGCGCTACGACACCTGTCCCAGATCGAGCTGGCGGCTCGCTGGAACATTTCGCACCGCACGCTGGAGCGTTGGCGGTGGACGGGCGAAGGCCCGAAATTCATCAAACTCGGGGGCCGGGTGATCTACCGCCTCGAAGATGTCGAGGCTTTCGAGGCGGAGCAGATCCGCGGCTCGGACCACGAACCCCATCGCCCGTTGTCGGCGTGAGGGGGCGGTCATGAACATCCCCAACCGCATCACCCTCAATGATCTGCGCGGCATGCAGGTCGGCGCCATCGCCGCGCTTTCGGGTGAAGAACTCGCCCCTCTGCGTCTGGAAGCCGAAGACCAACTGCGTACCGCGAAGACCCTCTGCGACTGGCTCGATGGGGCGATCGCGCTGAAATACGGCGACCAGGCGCTCGCAGCGCGCAATGCCAATGGCAAAGACACCGGCACGATCCGCTTCACCGATGGTGCCGTGACCGTCGTCGCTGAACTGCCCAAGCGGGTCGATTGGGACCAGGCGAAGCTCGCCGTCCTTGTCGAGCGCATCAAGGCGGATGGCGAGGATCCCACCGAGTACGTCGACATCTCCTTTGATGTTGCCGAGCGCAAGTATTCCGCCTGGCCCGCGCATATCCGCACAGCTTTCGAGGGCGCGCGCACGGTGCGGACCGGCAAGCAGCGCTTCCGCTTTTCCCCGACCGACGAGGTGACGAAATGATCGGCCAGAGCAAACTGGGCCAGCTGCGCGCGCACCACTATGGCCTCGAGAAGCTGCCGGAAACTGTCTGTGTCCCCGCTTTGGGCAAACGCCGCGAGGAGACGGTCAAGCCGATCGAAACCGCGACTGTGGACGATTTGGCCTTCGCGCTCGTCGCACTGAACGAACGGTCCTCAGTCCTCTACCGCGAGATCGATGCGTTGCGAACGTTGCAGGACGAGGCGCGCAAGGTCGGCGCTCGGGGTGCAGACATCGCGACCGATGCTTTGATCGCAGCGAAGGGGGGCAAGTGATGGCCCTCCCGATCATCAGCGCCGATGAACGGCTGGCGCAGCGCAAGGGCATCAAGGGCTGCATCTTTGGCCGGTCGGGCATCGGCAAGACCAGCCTCCTGTGGACGCTGAACGCCTCGACCACGCTGTTCATGGATCTCGAAGCCGGGGATCTGGCCGTCGAGGGCTGGGACGGCGACACGCTGCGGCCCCGTACCTGGAAGGAATGCCGCGACTTCGCGGTGTTCATCGGCGGGCCGAACCCGGCGCTGCGCGAGGACCAGCCCTACAGCCAGGCGCATTTCGACGAGGTCTGCGGCCGGTTCGGCGATCCGGCCGTGGTGGATCGTTACGAGACGATCTTCATCGACAGCATCACCGTGGCCGGTCGGCTCTGCTTTCAGTGGTGCCGGGGTCAGCCCGAAGCCTTCTCTGACAAGACCGGCAAGCCGGACATCCGGGGTGCCTACGGGCTGCACGGTCGCGAGATGATCGGGTGGTTGACCCACCTGCAGCATGCACGCGGCAAGCACGTCTGGTTCGTCGGGATCCTCGACGAGAAGCTGGACGATTTCAATCGCAAGGTCTTTCAGCCGCAGATCGATGGCAGCAAGACCGGCCTCGAGCTGCCGGGGATCGTCGATCAGGTCATCACCATGGCCGACATTGCCGATGCCAATGGCCAGCCCCAGCGCACCTTCGTCTGCCAGACGCTGAACCCCTGGGGCTATCCCGCCAAGGATCGTTCGGGGCGTCTGGCCATGGTCGAGGAACCCCACCTCGGGCGGCTGATGGCCAAGATCCAGAGCCCGATCCGCCCGGCATCGGAACGTCTGAGTTATCCGGCCGTCGCTTCGGCCGACCCTGCCGCATCGCAGGCAGAAATCACCCCTTCCACCAACTCGAACTGAAAGGATCCATGCCATGTCCGGCATCTGGAACGACTTCAACTCCGCCCAATCCAACTCCAACGTCATCCCGAAGGGGACGCTTGCCAAGGTGCGGCTGACCATCCGCCCCGGCGGTTTCGATGACCCGTCGCAGGGCTGGACCGGTGGTTTCGCCAAGCGCGCCGCAACCGGTGCGGTCTATCTCGACGCCGAATACACGGTGGTCGACGGACCCTATGCGCGCCGCAAGATCTGGTCGCTGATCGGCCTTTACAGCCCGAAGGGTCCGGATTGGGCCAACATGGGCCGCAGCCTGATCCGCGGCATCCTGAACTCGGCGCGCGGGATTTCCGACAAGGACAACTCGCCGGAAGCGCAGGCCCGCCGCCGCATCAACGGGTTCGGCGATCTGGACGGGCTGGAATTCGTGGCCCGCATCGACATCGGCCAGGACACCAATGGCGACGACAAGAACGAGGTGCGGGGCGCTGTCACGCCGGACCATCGTGACTATGCCGCCCTGATGGGGACGGCTGCCTTGCCGATCGGCACCACCGCCCCGCCAGGCTATGCCCCGCAGCAAACTGCCGCCGCCCGTCCCAGCCAGCCCGCCTCTGCCCCCGGCAATGCCGGTCGGCCGAGCTGGGCCCAGTAAGGGGGGATCGGCCATGCGACTGCGCCCCCGCCAGAAAACTTTCGTCGAGCGCAGTGTGGCTGCGCTCGCCTCCCGCGGCAACACGCTGGGCGTGGCACCGACCGGTGCGGGCAAGACCATCATGCTGTCGGCGGTCACCGGCGAAATGATCGGCGACGGTGCCAAAGCCTGCGTGCTGGCCCATCGCGACGAGCTGACCGCCCAGAACCGGGCCAAGTTCCAGCGCGTCGTGCCGGGCGTCGCCACCTCGGTTATCGACGCAACCGAAAAGTCATGGGGCGGCCAGGTCGCCTTCGCCATGGTGCCGACGCTGGCCCGGACCTCGAACCTTACCGACATGCCGCGCCTTGACCTGCTGGTGATCGACGAAGCGCACCACGCGGTTGCCGACAGCTACCGCCGCATCATCGACCGGGTGCGCGACGCCAATCCCGATGCCCGCATCTTCGGGGTCACCGCGACGCCGAACCGGGGCGACAGGAAAGGCCTGCGCGAGGTATTCGACAATGTCGCCGACCAGGTGCGTCTGGGCGAACTGATCGCCTCGGGCCACCTGGTGCCGCCGCGCACCTTTGTCATCGATGTGGGCGTGCAGGACGAGCTGCGGTCCGTCCGCAAGACCCTGTCGGATTTCGACATGGCCGAAGTCGCGGGCATCATGGACCGCGCCCCCGTCACCGATGAGGTGATCCGCCACTGGAAGGAAAAGGCGGGCGACCGGCAAACCGTCATCTTCTGTTCCACCGTCGCCCACGCCGAACACGTCACCGAAGCCTTCCGCGCGGCGGGGATCACGGCTGCGCTGATCCATGGTGATCTGGCGTCCGACACCCGCAAGGCCATCCTTGCCGACTATGCGGCGGACAGCATCCGCGTGATCGTCAATGTGGCGGTGCTGACCGAAGGCTGGGATCATCCGCCCACCTCCTGCGTCGTGCTGCTGCGGCCCAGTTCCTACAAGTCCACCATGATCCAGATGGTCGGGCGCGGCCTGCGCATCGTGGATCCGGAAGAACACCCCGGAATCGTGAAAACCGACTGCGTCGTGCTGGACTTTGGAACATCGAGCCTGATCCACGGCACCTTGGAACAGGATGTCGATCTGGACGGCAAGACCGAGGCTGGAGAGGCCCCGACGAAATCCTGCCCCGGCTGCGGCGCTGAAATTCCACTGGCTGCAACCGAATGCCCGCTCTGCGGCGAGGTGTTTCTGCGGGAAGATGACGATGCCGGTGAAGGCGGCGGCACGGCCCCGCTGTCGGGCTTCATCATGACCGAGATCGACCTGCTGAAGCGGTCCAGCTTCGCCTGGGTCGACCTCTTCGGCACCGACGATGCGATGATGGCCACGGGCTTCACGGCCTGGGGCGGCATCTTCTGGCTGGACGGGGTCTGGTACGCCATCGGCGGGGCGAAGGGCGAGCGCCCGCATCTGCTGGGCGTGGGCGAGCGGACCGTCTGCCTCGCGCAGGCCGACGACTGGCTGAACACCCACGAGACCGACGAGAGCGCCTTCAAGACCCGCTCCTGGCTGCGCCAGCCGCCGACCGAAAAGCAGCTGCAATACCTGCCGCCCGAGTGCCGCCATGACTTCGGCCTGACCCGCTATCGCGCCTCGGCGCTGATGACCTTCGGCTTCAACAAGCGCGCCATCCGCCAGCTGATCGACAGCGCGGCCAGCCCCGAACGGAGGGCGGCATGATCCATGACCTCCACCCCCATCACGGCCGAGGACCGGCGGCGGCTCTGGCATCCGCGTGGGACGCTCTGTGCTGTCTGCCGGCAACCCAGCCGTGGTTTTGGCTGGTTCGATCCGCGCCGTTCGAAGCGGCCCCGCCCATCGGTCTGGTTCTGCTCGATGCCTTGCCAAGGCTACTGGACACGTTTGGCGCGGGAGCATTCGGCCATGGTTGACATGACCGATGAAGAACGCGCCGCCATCGCCGCCACAATGAAACGCGTGGCGCTGCTGATGGACGAGATCGGCTGGGCCACCCCGCTGGCCGGTCTGACCGAGGCGCAGGTGCGTGCCCTGATCGAGGAAGCGGTCGAAGGGTTCCGCGAGGCCATGTCCGACATCGCCCGGGCCCAGACACCGGAGGTGCCGTTTTGATCAAGCTCTGCACGAAATGCGGCGTCGAGAAGAACGCCTGTGAGTTCGGTCGCCGCCAACTCAGCCCGGATGGTCGGCAAAGCTGGTGCCGCGATTGCCGCCGCGAATACCAGCGCGCCTATGCGCAGAACTTCAGGGATCCCGAAAAACACCAGGAGGCGCAGCGTCGCTATCGCCTTCGCCATGCAGAAAAAAACCATGCCCACAGCATTGTCAGGAGTGCGGTCAAGGCGTGCCGCATCGTCGTTGCGGTCTGGTGTCAGCGCTGCGGCTGCGTGACCGATCTTGAAGCCCACCACCACGACTATTCGAAGCCGCTTTCTGTCGAATGGCTCTGCTCAACTTGCCACGGGCTCGCTCACCGCAGCTATGAGGGGGGCCAACATGCTGGACTATAACCGCCGCCCCAGCTTCGCCGACCAGGTCAATGCCGCTGTCGACCAGGCCCTGACCGC